ATCATTTTACTCCACATACACGCATGTTAGTGAAGCTGCGGATCTGCCCTACTCTACAGGTCATCGTATATTGATTGTATATATTGCTTAAAACTAGCTTCACTTACCCAGCCCTGAGGGCGTTTGAAGTTAGTTATTATATTCACTAAATCCTCCGCGTAATTTTGGCAATTATTACCGACGAAGGCGTATGAAAAGTTTTGAGCATTATCAATTAATAATTTCTCTAGAGCGTCTAGCTGTCCGGGCAACATCATTGTGTTATGATGTTGTAACACAAATGAATCGTCCGTCGTTGCAAAATCTCGTATTATAGCTTCGTACAGGTCTTGTGTCTCTTGATTTGTTGGAGTTTTTGATGGATACATTTCTCCAGCTACTGTGAATATTTCCTTCTGCGTCATTCCTGACTTACTCCAATCAGCGGCTTTGAAAGTACCATCCTCAGTTGTAGACTCTAAGACGGCTTTAAATCTCCCCGGCCCGCTCACGTAGTCGTTAAAACGATAACTATTTGAACCGCCCGATCTGAATGCATAAGCATCACCTTCGATAAATGCACCTTCATTTATCCCGGCATATAATATTGTTTGTCTATATATATCACCTACTTTTTCAGTTTGTATTACTTCTACGCGTGCGTGCATTGGGAGCAAGTTCTTGTTACGAAGTGTGTTAATCACATTGCGCTCAAAGAAACTAGCCGTATTATCCATAGTTCTAGCCACTGCTCCATTTAACCAAGCCGTGACCTTCGAGTCTCCAAACAGCTGCATATCATTATATCGTATATTTACGCCTGTATCTATATAATCTGTACTAGAACCACGCAAGATCGTTTCATCTAGTCCATCTAGCTCTATTTTTATTGGTTTCTCTCTAAAATTGTCTATACTACTTTTTGGCAAAAACCTTAAAGTATCTAATTTCGGATCATTAAGCGTCATGATTCCATATTTATACCTGGCTACTATTGCAAATTGACACCAAGCCGTAAATGCATTAAATACAGATTGATAATCTATTCCTTGCTTTGTAGGGTCGGCTATTGATATCAGTGTGCCTATCGTCACCACTACGGCTCCTAGCAGTGGCATTGCTAATGATATCAGCCCTCCCACTCCACTTACAATTCCTGCGATTTGCTGTGCTCTTGATGGTTGCATCACTCTCTCCATCGCCTCTACTCTCAACGTTAAACTCGAAAGTAACTGTGTTACTGATGACATTTGCATTGCCATTTTCACTAAATAACTCGCATTTCGAGCTACCCCTGCATCATAGGTATCAACCGTTGGATTTTGTAGTGGACTGGTGAAGTAATTATAAGACAACGTTTGACCTGCGGTAAGTACAAATGTCAACGACTTACCATTATAATATATCCGCTCATCACAAATGACGAAATAGTTAAATGGAGTTTTATAATTTGTAATTAATGCTGCTTTATTATCAACATTTGTATAATCAGCTTTTGGTGGAGTGTATACAACATTTCCTCGCCGTGTTATGATGTAGTCTACTACGTCCCATATTGCTACCGTTGTAGTATAAGAGTAATTACCCTGTGTATAAGTGGTAAATGTTCCTCTGTCCGTATCCTCCATTTTTACGTCAGCGCCAGTTACATACTTAGCGTCAGGTGCGACTTCTAGTGTATAGTATATAGCATCAGCTGGCATTAATGTTGTTAGATCTACAACTGATATCAACTTCAGCTTTCTAGTACCGTCTGTATTTGTAAATATTACCGGTTTAAAGGCCGTTGAGTACGTCAAGGGTGACCCTCCAGCCTGCTTTATCATAAATGTGAAGTCATTATGAACACTTCCACCCAAACTTGAGGATGCATCTGATATATCAATTTCCATTGTTAACAAAATGTTCAAGTTTGTATTTAATTTGAGGCATTCTACGGCGCCGTTTTTAATTGGCATTACATCATTATTCATCACGTGTGCTAAAGGGCTCACGCTGTACCGTGCATTTTGCGTGAGTGTCGCCGGATAATTTGGTGGTTTAGCATAACTGTATGGTATTATCGTATTCGAATCATCAGTATACAATGAGCTTGATAATACGGTTGAAGGATCCAACATTTTTGGTATTGAAATACTCATCGACATACTTCGCTGCTGCGTCGCACCTGTACATTGCACATTTACAACGTAGTCGTGAAACGTTGACGTTGCTAAATTCACAGCTGATAGTGTAGTTGGTAACTCACCATCCAAGTCTTTGCGTTCAGCTCCGTCCTGCTCCATGATGTTCCATTGTTTTACATCACTATTAATCACTGATGATGTGGAAAAAGTATTGGTTAGGTTTAATAATGAACCACATGTTTGTGCTACACTAGATGGAAATGTTAATACATCCTCAGTTAATTGTGGTGTAGCTGCTTGTAATGCAGATATTGAACTCTGCATCGATAGCAGGCTAGCTAACATAACATCTGATTTTGTGTATGCATCCTGAACTACCTTCTGATATGCATATTTTAACTCAACCGTTTCAGTTTCAGTTATAAATTTCAGCATTTCTATTAATCCACAATTGAACATCATGCATATGAACGACCCATTAGATATACCCGTTGGTGTTGATGAGAACCTCACATCAAGTAAAGGTACCTGAGTAATCGAATGCTCAACTGATCTCACATCACCATTTACTTTACCCAATGATATCGATACATCTTCAATAGTCAATCTATTCGTATAATCAGATGCGTATCTTATAAATTTTTGTATCCGTGTTGAATCAATAGCATATACTTGCGCATAGTTTTGATTTTTACTATATACCAAGTATATCACTAATGGCGAAAACAAATCTCCATTAGGCTGGTCTGTATCCAGATTCAAATTATAGCTGAATACGATGCCTCCTAGCGTGGTTATAGTCAGTGCATCAGTCTCAGCTGCATATATCGCCGTAAATAGAGTGACTCCAGCGTAAGTGTATACTACGATACTGTCCTTATATAAATCTGAAACTAGATTGGATGCACTACAGTGCAACGCCACATACACATCATGCTTGTCATCAAATGTATTTGGCTTCTTCTGAAACGCATTCGGTATAACTGGTTCCACATCTAGGAATGCTGGAATCGGACAAACTGAATAAATCCCTCCAATAACAAACCCAGATAGTGATACTGACAAATTTTTGATATATCGTGAAACGGCCAACGTTGACGCTTCAATCTTTAGAATTGTAGATTGATATGAGGATAAAACCTCCGCTCTGTTAATATCTGTAGTTGAAAGAGTTGCTAATGACTTTGACACTTTTTCCATTCCTAATGCTAATGATGATAACATACTTGTTATGTTAGAGATGGCTGCCGCATTTCTAATTTCACTTTCACTTAGTAGTTTTGACACATTTTTAAGACGCACTAATCCATTCCTGATATCAGTGATTAAACCTTCGCGATTTGGAGCGTCACGAAATACATTATACAAATCAGCTATATTCCGAACGTCTGTAGGGTACGCCATCGTCGCAAACGCC